CAATAAAATGCGCTATCCCGCGCTCACGATCGCCAACGACAACGAGATTGTGTTCACGTTCTGCGAGGATAAAGAGAACATCACGAGCGTCGCGCAGACCTCTGGGTTCACGGAGATTGAGGATTACAGTTCAGGCTCTGCCGCGTATTCGTTCCAGATCCAGTACCAGATCCAGGGCACAAAGACCAACATTGCCCAGACCGATCCAGCAGTTACTGGTGGTTCTGGCGGTAATATAACGCAGCTTGGTATCACAATTGCATTTGTACCCGCCACGAGTGGCGGCTTTCTACTCACTTCAGAATCTAATTACGGTGGTTTCTAATGTCTACTCAAACATTTTTCCTCACTGCCGGGTCTACTTCAAAGACGATAGACATTTCCATCGTTCAGAAAGCCTCGGCCACATCCCCAGGTGATCCGCTAACTGCGCTGGCATTCAATAGCGGGTCACTTACCTGTTATCACAGAACTGGTGCAACCAGTACCGCAACGGCTATTACGCTTGCTACACAAACCGTGGGCGGCGCGTACAGTAGCGGAGGGTTTGTCGAGATCAGCGCGGCCAACATGCCGGGCCTGTATCGTTTCGACATCCCTAATGCGCAAATTGCGACGAAAGGTGAGACAACCATTGTGTTCAATGGCGCGGCTAGTATGGCGACTCATACGGTGAAGCTCATCGTGACTGAAGTGGATCTGTACTCCATCGCTGCGATGTTCACTACGCAGATGGCTGAGTCCACTATCACCTTTAATACAGTTCCCACTCCGGCTGCGGCCTTGCAAGCGATATTGCAGAACCTGACTACATTCTCCTATAGCGGCACGACTAAGACAGTAAAGCAGAAGGATAACTCCACGACCAATATGGTCTGCACGCTGGATAGCGCGACGACTCCGACGAGCAGCAACCGGACGAGCTAATGGCTTTTGCCGGGCTTGCAACATTCGGGTATAGCGAGGCCACTCATCTCGACGGGAGTATTGCGCTCCTTGTTCGGGGTGGGTGGAAATCTTCTAATGGGACAGCATCATCCATCGCAACTTTTGGTTATGGAGCTACCAATGGTGCCATTAAGAACTGTGTACGCTTTGGATTTCTCATTACCTCTGGCGCTTCTGTTCCGGCAGGCAAGCAGAACATTACTGTCTCTGGATTGCCGTGGTCAGCGAACGCCTATTCGATCCTGACTGGCGCGAGTCCTGCGGTCATCAATGGCGATGTGATGCAAGTGGATCTCTTGTCTACGCCCGGAAGATACCCGGTCACAGTCAATTCTGATGGAACATTCAGCGTTGCTGTAAACGGCGATACAGCGCGACAGTCATTTGTGGCGGATGTCTATAACTCAACGCTCGCTGTCAATCAAGGACTGTTCACGACTTGGGTGAATAATAGTGTGCCAGTTCAACCCAATCAGGCTGATGATTTAACGGCTATTAATGGGTTCCAATTTGGTCCCATTGATCTGAATAATTATATTGTAGACCTAGATGGGGACGTTATTACATTCACTGTGACCTCTACGGACACATTACCACCAGGGGTCACGCTTAACGGATCTGTATTGAGTGGTACTCCTAGAAGATTAGGAGGGTTTACGCCATCAATTGTAGCTACCGACGCTACTGGGGATAGTTCTAATTTATTCCCAGTCTCTATAACTGTTGTCACCTTAGACAGTGACCTTCAGCAGCTTCTAGACCCTCTTGGGAATGGTTCTGGCATTATTATCATCGACAGACTATTGGCAGGCAGTAAGATAAGTTATTTTTGCAGGCCGGATATCAAAAACCCAGGTAGACCTAAATGGGTGGATGTGACTGCAAGCGACCAAGTTGAGGTAAAGGCCGCTACCATTCAAGCAGCCCTAACCATCCCCGCCCAACCCGCCTTTCATCCGGTGTATCCATGATCTATGAGTATTCCTGCAAGCGCGGGCATCGTTTCGAGCGCGTCCTTGCTGTGGCAGACTATAGGGTTCCGCAGATCTGCGAGTGCGGGGCTGATTCACGCAGAATCATCTCCCTGCCCCGTCTAGTAGTGACCGCCCCTGATGTGCATTATGACTCGCCTATCGACGGCAGGCCAATCACATCCATGGCGGCTCACCGGGACGATCTAGCCCGTAACGGGTGCCAGCTTTACGATCCCGAGATGCGTAAAGACGCTGACAGGTTTGTCAAACAGAAAGATGCCGAACTGGACAGATCCATTGAGGCGAGTGTTGAGAAGGCCATCGAGGCTATGCCGGCGCACAAGCGCGAGCGACTGGCAAAAGAGTTGAGTGGCGGCGCAGACATTGGAATTGACCGTAGGAGCGTGAAATGAGCGAACCAGAGAGTGCCGACAGCACTGTTATGGCCGAAGCATTGGCTGATATTAGCCAGAGCATATTCCCCAAGGATACCGATGAAGCAGGCGACGAGCCGGTTGTTCCAGAGGGCGAACAGGAAGAACTGACTCTAGATGAGCCTGCTGAGGAAGCTGTTGCCGCTCCAGCCGAAGAATCTTCTCCAGAACCCGTTCAGACACGCGCCCCGCCTAAGAGTTGGGCAAAGGAAACCCATGACCTTTGGGCCAAGACAGACCCCAAAGTTCAGGAGTACATCGAAAAGCGCGAAAAGGACTTTCTTGATGGTCTAGATCAGTACAAGACGGACGCCCAGGTAGCGCGAGAGTTCAAGGACATCCTCACCCCCTACCGGCCCATGCTGGCTGCTCAGGGCGTGAATGAGTCCCAAGCCATTCAATATCTTATGAATGCCCAGTACCGGCTCACCAACGGTACGCCCGAGGAACGGGCTGCCGCCTTCCGCCAGATGGGTCAGGATCTGGGGTTGATGACGCAGGAGAACGAGCCTGAAGTGGCTCCCGAGATCGCCCACTTGCGTAAGGAACTAAATGGTGTAAAGTCCGTCCTAAGTCAGCGCGATACTGCGGAGCAACAAGCCCGCAGGGCAGTCGCTGACGCAGAAGTTTCGAAGTTCGCATCGGACCCGGCGAACCTGTATTTGAGCGAAGTCTCCCCTGACATGGTGGCCTTCGTGAATGCAGGCATGTCGCTCAAGGATGCGTACGACAGGGCAGTGTGGGCCAATCCCACTACGCGCACCAAAGAACTCGCTCGCCTTCAGACAGAAGCCGAAGCGAAACTCAAAGAGAAAGCGCGTGGTGAGGGGGAAGCTGCCAAGAAAGCGACGGCTACCAATATCCGTGGTAGCGAGTCCCGTAAGGCTCCGACAGAACCCAAGGGAACAATGGATGACACTTTGCGTGCCACCTTGAAGCAGATCAAGGAGCGGCCCCATTAAACCTTTAGGAGTTCTAAAACATGGCTTCCCCGAATAGTACCTTTACCGAACTGGTTTCCACCACGTTCCGCAATCACCGCCGGGAGATTGAGGACAACCTGAGCAATCGCAATGCGCTGCTCAAGTACATCATGAACAAGGGCAACAAGCTGCGCGAAGATGGCGGCTTGACTATCGTGACCCCGCTGGACTACCAGGCGAATTCGACCTACCAGCGTTATTCAGACTGGGACGTTCTCAACATTTCGGCCTCGGACGTCATTTCCAGTGCTGAATACCAGTGGCGTCAAATTGCGCTGAACGTCGTGGCTTCTGGCCGCGAACTGCGCATCAACTCGGGCGATTCGCGCCTTATCAATCTCGTCAAGGCTCGCATCAAGAACGCGATCCGCACCTTCAACAACAGCTTCTCGTATGATCTTTATTCAGCCGGTACGCTGTCTAACCAGATCAACGGTCTCCAGGCGCTGGTGGCTGATGCTGGTACGGGCGTTGTGGGCGGCATAGACTCGTCGGCCTTCCCGTTCTGGAAGAACACGGTCATCTCGGCGGCCACCCTGTCGGTGACTCCGAGTGCGACCACGATTGAAGGCTCGCTCATGCTGCCGGCATGGCTTGCTGTGGATCGTGGTCCGGATGACCAGCCGGAACTGATCGTGGCCTCCAACGACTACTACCAGTTCTTTGAAGCCTCGCAGGTGTCCCTGAAGCGTTATAACGACACGCAGAAGGGTCCGGCTGGTTTCACCTCGATCAAGTACAAGAATGCGGATGTGATCTATGACGGTAACTCCGGCATCCCCGCCGCTCACCTGTACTTCCTGAACCTGAACTACCTGAATCTGGTTGTCCATGACCAGGCTGATCTCGTCACGATGGATCCGGCTCGCCCGGTCAATCAGGACGGTGAAGTGGTGCAATTGCTGTGGATGGGCAACCTTGTTTGCAGCAATCGTCACCTTCAGGCCGTGGTTACTGCTTAATTTCAGTCCCATAGGACAGTAGACGTTAACTTTATCAACTTAGGAGACTGAGATGTACGCACCGATGGACTTCAACGGCGCAACCAGTATGAATGACTGGTTCACGCCGGATACTGTCCAGCGCCACCCGCTGGGGCTGATCGTTAATGCTTTTGATCCATACTGGGGACATGGAAAGTTCCAGTACATCAAGAGCAACGACGCGATCCTCAAGGGTTCGCTGGTTATTCTTGGCACGATGAACACGTTCCTGGGTACGCTGATTCCCAATACAGCGAGTCTGGGCGCGCCGTTCGCGGTGGCTCCGGCACCGATCCCTTCCGGCTCGTTCGGTTGGGTTCAGTTGTCGGGCTTCTGCGTGTACGCCACCAACGCGACGGTCGCTACGGATGCGACCGTTGGCTTGGGCGCGGCTGGCATTCTGGGCGCTTACTCCACGCTGAAGGGCATGGTGAACGTTCACAACGTCAAGTCGGCCACGGCGACCACGACGGTGACGGCCTTCACGAACAACGGTCAGAACTATCTCCAGACCGGCGGTTATGACGGCTTCTTTATCGGCATGGCCCTTACTGGGACTGGTATTCCTGCCTCGACGGTTGTGGCGAAACTTGATCCTGACGGTCGTACGATCTACATGGGATCTGCGATTGGCACGCTCAACAAGACGGCCACTGCGACGGGCTCGATTACCCTGACTGGAACCTACACCGGCTTCGGTGCGGGTAACATCATGTTCCCGAGTACTTCTTCGGCTGTTGCTTAATCCCCGTGTGTTGGGAGGGGACTTCAAACCCTCCCTCTTTTCCAAGGAGACTCCATGAACGCAGCGGTTGGTGGCGTGTTTGACCGGGAGGAACGCAAGGCTTACGTGCGTTTTGAAATGGTCGCAGAAGAGGACTTGGTAGCCAGCAAGACAGAGGGCCGGTACATCTCAAAGGATGTTGAGTACGCCAAGATCACTCCACCCTATTCCAAGGATTGCGTGGTTCAGAAGGTTGTGACCTGGCTCGCGCAAATGGAGGAAAATGTCAGGAATGACAGACTTCCCAGGAAGTGGGCTGATGAGTACCTTGCCCAACTCGCTGCGTGGCGTAAGGGACAGGAACTGCCGCCAGAGGGCACGGCCATTCGTGGCTGGAGCATGATCTCGCCTGCCCAGCAGGAGAATTGCATTCGCGTCAATATCCTCACTGTCGAGGACTTGGCGGGCGTTAACGATACCGGCGCTCGTATGCTTGGCATGGGGTCGCTAGACCTTAAGAACAAGGCCATTGCATGGTTGGCGCAGGCCAAGGACAAGGGGCCGCTTACTATTGAGGTAACGGCCTTGAAGCGTGATAGGGAAATTGATAGGGCCACCATTGAGACTTTGAAAGAACAGGTCAAACAGCTCATGGCTGCCAAGCCGGAGAAGAAGTAGTCATGGCTAAAGATTGGATAGCTAAGGCGATTGGAAAGCCAGGGGCGCTTCATGCCCAGCTACACGTCCCTGCAAAAGAGAAGATCCCCGCTGGCCTGCTCGCCAAGGCTGCTAAGAAAGGCGGCAAACTCGGTGCGCGGGCACGTCTTGCTGAGACCTTGAAGGGGTTTCATCACCCACACAAGTTTGTGGATGATGCGGTTGACAAGCACTACAAGACGATGAAAAGGCGCGTGACGTGAATGTTCTGGGGGCGATTCAAAGGTTTGCTACTGCTGTAGGATTCCCGTCCCCGTCCGTTGCGTTGACCAGCACATCCAATGATGTGCTACAGGTTGTTGAACTACTCAATCAGGTAGGCCGTGAACTGGCTGGTCGGCATGACTGGCAGGCCATGACTTTTGAGGCCACGTTTACCACGGTTGCCACTGAATCCCAGGGGTCGCTCAGCACCATCATTGGCGCTACGCAGACGCTGAAGAAGATCACCGACGACACGATTTGGGATCGCACGCAACAGCAGCCTGTATGGGGGCCATTGTCCCCTCAGTTGTGGCAGGGCAATAAGGCGCTGGTTTTGAGTGGGCCGTATCCGCAATATCGTATTCGCGGTAATGCGATCCTGTTCTACCCAGTCCCGGCTGCTGGGCATTCCTGCTATTTCGAGTATGTGAGCAAGTGTTGGGCGACCGATGTGGGTGGCTCGACATTCAAAACCAATGTCACGGCGGATACCGATGTGTTTCTCGTTGACGAAGAACTCATCATGGCCGGCCTTGAGTGGCGCTGGCTGCGTAAGAAGGGCCTGAGCTACGCAGAGGAATTCAATAGTTACGAGATGCTGGTAGCCGATGCGATTGGCAACGAGCGCACGCACCCCACGCTGCACATGGATGGCGACTATCAGGAACGCAGGCCCGGAACGTTCGTTCCTGTTGGTAGCTGGCCGTTATGAGAAGGGCAGCAGAAACCAGAGTCCGTGCAGGGGCTGAGAAGTCCAGGACCACCACATTGCCAGCACCGATTGGCGGGTTGAATGCGAGGGACTCGATTACCGAGATGCCTCCTGGCGATGCCGTATCGTTGGAGAACTGGTTCCCCACGACCACGAGTGTACAGGTGCGCTACGGCTATACGGCATGGAACACCTTTACCGGCACCTGTCAGACCATCATGGTCTACAACGGGCTGACGGCTAAGAAGATATACCCGTGTGTCAAGAATGGCGGTACGTTCTCGATCTATGACGGTACTTCTGCTGGCGCGCTCTCATCGGCTGTAGTGGGTGGGGGCGGTGCGACTGTGGAGGCCCTGACCAACACCCGGTTTGACTACATCAACTATGGCACGGCTGGCGGGCAGTATCTAATTGCTGTGAACGGGAGCGACAATCCGCTTCAGTTCGATGGCACGACATGGACGGTCTCGGGCCTGACGGGCGGGACACCAGCGAACTATCAGACCATTGGCATTTATAGCAATCGCATCTTCGTCATTGAGAAGAACAGCTTTGTCGTGCGTTACTGGGGGGCCGGGTTAATTTCTGGCGTATCTGCGACCGCACTTAACCTCGCCTCGCTGTTCAAACTCGGCGGGCATCTGATGGCGATTGCGTCTGTGACGGATGACGGTGGCGGGTTGGTGGACTATGTGGCGTTTATCTCATCCGAGGGTGAGGTGATTTGCTATACCGGAACTGATCCAGCTGGCACACCACCCTGGACTATTGCTGCCCACTTCCGCATTGGCCGGCCCGTCATCATGGGCAATCGGACATGGTGCAAGTGGGGGACGGACGCGCTGGTGCTGTGTACGGATGGCGTATATCCATTGAGAAAGGCCATTGCTGCTGATCGAAAGGTTGAGGGCCTGTCGGTGTCGGACAAGATCCGTAACCTCATCAATGCTGACATTGGACTTTACGGGTCCAAGTACGGCTGGCAGGTATTCATTCACCCCAGTGGCAACAAGCTGATCGTGAATGTGCCCACGGCAGAGGACTCGGCAAGCTATCAGTATGTGATGAACACGCAGACCGGGGCGTGGACGAAGTTCACCGGCTGGACAGCCTTTACCTTTGAAGTCGCTCAGGACACTCTCTACATGGGCGGGAGCGGCACAATGGTCAAGGCTGACACGACAGCAGCGGATGGGTCTACGAACATCACCTGTCAGGCGCGTCAGGCCAACAATTACTTTGGCAATCGCGGGCGCGCCAAGCACATGAAGTTGCTCCGGCCCGTCATCACGACAGACCGGACCTACCATCTCGCCATTGGGTGCGACACGGACTACAAGAATGTGGACCCTGGTGTGTACCGTCAGGTGAACTCAGGCAATAGCGATCCATGGCAGGGGCTGTGGAGCGTGGCGTGGTCTGGGTCTCAGGTGGTCAGCCTTAACTGGTATGGGGTAACGGGTATTGGACATGCCATCTCGCCGCGCCTGAACGTGCAGAACGATGGGGCCACGCTCCAGTGGAGCGCGACGGATGTGGTGTTTGAAACTGGGGGAGTGGTAGCGTAATGGCAGTTCCTGCATATAGTGGATTATTCAGAGCGGGTGCGCCAAGGGCTGTTATGGGCGGGGCGCAATCTGGCGTTCCCAATCAGCCTGCGACTGGCCCTGCCCCGCTTCCACCCATCACTACCACGAACGGTATTCCTGACCCCAATGCGGTCACGGCTGCCCAGACGGCTGCGAACAACCAGAACAGCCAGTACAACAACGCCATCACGCATGGCAGTACGACTACCCCGCTGGGGAGTCAGACCTATACCAGTCACATCGACCCGGCGACGGGTGCGAATGTGTACGATACCAACGTCTCGCTCGCGCCCGACCAACAAGCCTTGCTCGACATGCAGAACAAGCAGGCCCTCAACCTCGGCGGCACCGCGAGCGGGATGCTTGGTACGATAGGGCAGAGCTACGGCTCGCCCATGCCCACATCCTCCTATAGCTGGAACGACCTGAACACGGCTCGCCAGCAGACGCAGGACGCGCTCTATGGCAAGCAGACCAGCTACCTCGACCCGCAGTACCAGAAACTCCAACAGGCGCTGGAAACACGCCTGTCGAACCAGGGCGTGAACGAAGCGACCAATCCCGATGCCTACAAGCTCGCCATGGAAACTTTTGGCAGGCAACGTGGGTTCGACTATGGCCAGGCCCGTGACAGTGCTATTACTGGCAGTCTTGGTGAGATGACGGGCAATGCCAATGCAGCCGGTCAGCAGCTCCAGCAGGCCCTGATGCTGCGTAACGAGCCATTGGCCGAGTACAACGCACTTAAGGGTGCTGCTCCGGTCAATATCCCCCAGTTCAACCCTGCCCAGACCCCGCTCTCGGCTGCTCCCACACCGGGAGCCAATGCCTACCAGAGCGCGGAAGGGCAGATCCAGCAACAGGCCATCAAGTCAGGCAACCGCAATGCGGTCACATCTGGCCTGTTCGGCCTTGGGGCTGACATCCTTGGGGCTAACAGTAGCAGTCTTGCTGGTCAGATCGGTAGCAAGATAGGTGGGTTGTTTGGGCTGGGCGGGGCTGCTGCGCCTGCCGTGGCAGGAACTGCTGAAGCAGGAGCTGCTGGTCTAGGATCAGCCGGAGCAGGCGCTGCCGGGACATACGGCAGCCTGGGTGCGCTCGGTGGCACATCTGCTGGATTGGGTACAGGCGGGTCACTAGTAGGCGCTGGCGGGGCTGCTGAGGCTGCTGGAGCAGCACCTATTGTGGGAGGCGGTGCTACGGCTACAGGGGCCGCTGCCGCCCCGGCATCCGCGCTCGGTGCGGGGACTGCTGGCGTGCTTGGAGCCGCCGCTATCGGCGCGGCTCCTGCCATCTTGGGTGCTGGCACCGCTCCCTACAGGCTGACGTCAGGATGGTGGAACACGCTCGACAAGCAACTGTCATCGGGCAAGACCGGCAATGCCACCTATGATGCCAATACCCCGCCCGACCAAGTGCAGTACAAGGCGAAAGTAAGCCTGTATCAGATGCTGCTCAATCAGGGTGGGGATACTGCCCTGTATGGTGGGGCCAAGGGCAATAAGATCCCCTCTGGGTTCATGGACAAGGCTCGTCAGTATGGGATGCTTAATCCCGATGGGACTGTGAACAGGAATTGGAATCCCGGCCCTGACCCGTTCCAGGCTGCGCTGTGGAAGAAGGCCGGACTCAACCCGTCAACGGGCAGGCCAAAGTAAATGGCTAAC